AAGGCGGGCGCTCTACCAACTGAGCTAATCCAGCTTTTCTTCTTGTGGCTTAACAAATGTCACGTTGATACCAGACAACAATGGCGCTCCATCTGCCCCTGTAATCTCGGTCTTTGTGCTTTCACGGTACTTCTTAGGGAATCGTGCAGCCATTGACCGCGACCACAACGATGCGTTCAGACGGTCGCTTTCCTTGTTCTCAACCATGTAAGCTGCGGCCTGTTCTTCCCACCATGCTTGCTCATAAGTCTTGGCATCGTCCAAGGCGTGCAAAAATTCTACATGTGCATCACGCCATGAATACATTGTTCTTAATGAAACGTTAAGAATGGCTGCGATTTGCTCGACAGATTTACCGATGCGCCCTAACTCCACAACCTTTTCGCAATATGCGTGGTCATACAAGGTTGGTCTACCAACAGGGCGTTTTTCGGTTGTTTCTGTCATTTGATTGGTTGTGCGTTTCGTTCAAGAATTGAAAGGTGATTAGGGTCAAACACCACAAAATTGCGTGTTGCTTCGCCTATTTTTTGTTTCATAAAATCTTTGGCTTCTTGTTCGGTTTCAAAATGCGAACCTTTTGAGTTGTAATCGCTTCCTTTAACCATCCACTTACCGCTTACTGTGTTGCTTGGAGGTGTAACGTGCCATCCTGTTGCGTTTCGGCTTGCTTGGTCTAAATATTTGATGCCAGGTATTCCTGCATTTTTCAAAATGTCAGCACCTTCTTTTCCTTTGCCTATTTGAGCCAACAAATCTCCACCAGCATCATTTAAGTCAATACCTAGTGATTTAGCAAGGTCACGCACTTTCTTTGGCTGATTTTTCAAAGGTTCATCAAAGTCAACCATTCTGCGAATGTGAGTATCAGGCAAATCAACTTTGTAAAGATAGCCCGTATTGCCTGTTTTTACAGCACCAGATTGTTTAAGCTGCATTAGTTTTGCAACAGCGTTCATTTCTCCAAATGACTGCGCGTCAGCAATAGCTTTGTCTACATTACCAAGATGAGACAAAAGCAAATCATCAATCTCGTTATCACCTGTTGAAGATAGCTTTTTTCCTCTTTGATCGTAAAAAGGCTTTCCATTTATTTCAATGTTTGCACCAAGTTCTTTTTGATACTGTTCACCAGTGTTTTTTGCTTGAGCAACATACATTCCACGCCCATAAGCCTGATTTCCTTCACCCGTTCCAATTTTTGACATATCAAATTTAGCAAAAGGATGTGGTGAACCATGCCAGACTGTCATTCCAGCAGGAGCAAATGACATCATGTCCATAGAATTGCTGACTTCTTGTTTAAAAGCATTTGGATCAGTAATTTGTAAAGGACTTTGTGGATTTCCATGCGCCTGCGCCCAAACAGCTTCATCTCTAGCACGTTTATCAGCCATTGTGTCGCCAGCTTGACCAATCATCTGCTGAAGGCTTGTGCCAGGGTTTTGAACAAAGTCGCTCCCCTTGCGTTTGGCTGTGTTGATGGCGCTGTAAATGTCGGCTAGGCTTGGCATAAAAAATTCTCTGGTTGTTTACCAGATTTTATTTCTTTTTAGGCTTTTGAGCCTCACGTTTTTCAGAGTAAGCAATCGCCACGGCCTGCTTCACTGGCTTACCAGCTTTAACTTCAGCTTTGATGTTTGCCTTCATTGCTTTAGGCGTCATGGATTTAATCAATGGCATATCGTTTCCTTATGCTGGTTGAACGTGAAGGATTGAGTAATTGATGACCAAGGCTTCAGAATAAGCGTTGTTTGACACGTTCTTTACGTTAATCGAACAAGAGCCATCAGCAACAGCCGTAATGCCGATTAGGTATGCGTACAAAGTGCCACCTGAAGCAATGTTGATGATTACTGTGTCATTTGCGCTGATTGCGCTGTTGGTCATAGTAAATGCTACTTGAGCAGACGGGGCAAGTTGGGCGCTTGCCATCGTAATGCTTCCGCAAGTCTTGTTCAACGTCACACCAGTGGCTTTGTTGGTTAGTTGCGTAACAGTTCCGTATGAACCATTGGTATAGCCTAATTGCGAAGTTGCATAAACCGTTGTGCCTTTGATGGCCTTCGGATTAGAAGCCCCAATAATGCCGCCATCAATGTCTTGGTCAAGATATGCAACGCCAATTGCGATTGAATTACTCATAGGAAAGCCTCAAAATGATTGTTGATTACCAAGTTTATAGGATTTCCCATTTTTTGTCTTACTCAGGAGCAACTTCTTCAGCGGATTTTTCAGAAATAGCAATTTGTTCTAGTTGCCACTGGCATTGTTGCAAAGCACCATTGATCTGTTGAATTTGCTGTTCTAGTTCACGACCTTTGCTCATCAGGTCTTGGATTCGCAGGTTAATTGTTTCTTTCATTTATCTTCTCCAGTTACTACGGTTGCTTGTTTATACAGTCTTGGGCGTTTTTTTGGGTTTTTGCGCTCTAAAAGTTTGCCAATCTTCCAAAGCAGCCATTTGATTTTTATCATGCTTCTTCCACGAAACAAATGTCCTGCCAGCTCATCCGCAAACAGGTGTCTTCACCAATCTTGATTGGGTCAAACTTTAAATATTCGTCTTTGGACGTGTTTGCAACTGTGCCGTAATGCACTTTATCGCCCATCTTTAGCCCCTGGCGCATAGCGTCATCACCCAAAGCGACTACATGGCCTGTGGTGAAAGCACCTTCTACCTTGCTCAAGTCCAACAATTCAGACTTAAAGCGTTGCTCAGGTTTGACAATGATTTTGTCTCGCAATGGCTTGATGTTCATTCTTGCACCTTGCGTGTGTATTTGCGTTTGGGTTTTTTCAAATGCTCATAATCTGATTGCTCAATTGCTTCTTCCAATGCTTTTTGAGCATCTTTTAAAGAAACATTTGGATAACCCAACATTTCACTCAATGTTTGCGTCATCTCACGGACAGGTAATGCAAGCATATCAGGCACTGCTTCACCGTATTGCACAAGCGCAAATTCACCGCATCGCTCATTAGGCGAACGGTTTTGATATGTCGGGTAACGCCGACAAGTTCCCATGCTATGCCCACTATCTACAAAGTGATCGCAAGCCTTACAATTCTTTTCAAGCATTTCAAATCTCCTTATTTGTGATGCCTAGAAGCCCATCAGTCCTGCTCGACTGTTTGGGCTTCGTCTATTTTAGCGGTAAGACGCTTTTTCTTTGACGTAACAAACGCCAGCAGTCTTGCCAATGTTGAACTGCTTGTCTGCACCTGTCATGTCTTCTTTGCCCATAGCCACGCCGCCGCGCAAGCCTTCTTTACGCTCACCGCTACGGTCAGACGATGTAGCGCCCATTGGTGCTTTGGCGCCAGTAGTGCTAGCGATGCCTTTGTTCGAATCCATTTTACCCATGATGTTTCCTTTAGGGATTAAGTGTTTGGTAACTTTATGCCGTTGGTGGCACAATGTCAATGCAATTTTAACAGGAAATTATATGGCTACAAATTTTAAAATCTCTGACGACCTTAAATCTAAAAAGACCCCAACAGGTCATTACGAGCCCGTTAAAGAGCATCGTGAAGAAATGCAACGTATTGTTGCGGTTGAAAAAGAACTGAAACGTCACGAAAAAATGCCAGCATCCAAGGCTCACGGCAAGTAATCAAGCCAAAGCCCTTGGCTTTTTAGTTCGTTTATTGTCTTTTTGTGGGCTTCGTTCCACAAGTTTTGTCGTTCTTCTTTAGTCAATTTAGACCCTTGGTCTAGCATTGAATGACATGAAAAGCAAAGGCTGGCGCATTTTGTATCGTCAGCCTTAACTGCCATTCCTTTGCCAAATCCCCAATTGGCATGAGCGCCACAAACTGTTCCGTCTTCAGCTCCACAGTTCTGACAAGCAATCACACGATACAGCTTCATTAGCTTTGGGCTTCTGACATATTTGTGTTTTGGTCTAGCAATCATTTGGTTTCAACTCCATTTGAGGCACACCAAGCTAAAAGAAACTCCACAAACTCGCTTGCTTGTTCTTTGGTGAACTTGCGGGTTTGAAAGCCTAGCTGAACAATTCCAGTTGAATCTAGGTTTGGAATTACTGTTGAATCACTATGGCAATTTTCACGCATAAATTTGTCAACAAGCAGGCGTTTCCAATCTTCTGTTGACCATTTAGCGCCCATGTGTTGCGCTTGTTTGGCAATATCGTTAATGATGGCATGATATTTTTCTTCTTGGTCTCGGCTTTTGCTTGCGTCTTTGACTTCCAACGTCAGATTGCGCCCTGCATCTAAAGCCATTAATACTTTAGGCCAAAGCATTGTCATCAGGCGCTTTGCCTGTGATTTGTCAATTAGGTCATATCTCATTTGCTTTCCAGTTCAATCAGCAAATCAACAAAGTGCTTGATCTTCTCTAAATCTTTAATCCCGCCTTTGTCCCGCCAACGAGTTGCATATTTGATGATGCTGCCTTCAATGAAAGGAATGTTGTTGGCATGGATGTACTCAACAGGCTGAATCTTTAAATCCTTGTAATGGCTTCCTGCCACCTGCGTTTCTAGTGCGCTCATATCATCCCAATCATTCGTAAGGCGTCTTCAGGGCCGTCAATTCTGTGAAGCTCACCACCAATCCACTTCTTAAAGAAAACGTCTTGTAGATCGGTTAAACGTTTTTTAGGGCCACTTTTTATTTCTACCAGATATGTTTTATCGGAAAACCCGACAAGCAAATCAACTGGCAGTCCAATAATCCATACGTAAGCGCC